TTGAAGCTGGCGACGGTCATGGTGATGTCGAATTCGAGATCAACAACCTTGGTCCGCTGAATCGCTTCGATCTTGACCGCGTCGCCGTCCGTGAGTCGAAACAGTTGCGAGTCCGGCATCCGATCAGCCGCGAGGAGAATGATGGATTGCGTCGCCCGCGCCAGACCTGGGGACAGGTGCATGATGTAGGGCGCAAACATCTGATCCCCATCGCGCGACATCTGGTTGATCCCGGTAGCCGTCTTCGTCGTGTTCAACCCCGCCGTGGCGTTGTCGTTCATGTTTGCCTGCCCGGTGAGGTTCTGGACCGTCTGGAGAAGCAGTTCGAGGTAGGTGTATAGGTCCGCTTGGTTGACTGGCACGATGCTCTTGACTTGAAACGCTTCCTCTAACTGCTTGCCCGGCTTGAGGTTCCACTGCTCGCCTCCGTTGATCGTGACCGGCCCGTCTTGCTCTTCGAAGTCAGTGAAGGCCGATTTGTCCAGGGCGCTCACCGTGCCTGTCGTCATTGTCTGGAACGCAAATCGGTTGGCCGTGGTATCGACGCTCCAGTTGAGACGCCAGAAGTATTTGGCCATTCCCTCACCGTGCCACCGGCCATCGACCGGGTTAATGCGGACGATCGAGAATGGACGCTTGCCCCGAGGGAGCACGTTTCTCGCGTAGTCGTAGAAGATGGGCTTCTGTTGGTCGATGTCCACGAGGATCATCAAGCTCCGGTCTTGGCCCTCTTCGAAGACGTCGAAGTGAACGTAGCATTCGAGAACACCGATCTTGGTCCCGCGCTTGGTCGTGTCGGTGAACTGCGTGGTTGACGCGCCCATCCCTAGCGCCTCCCCGAGATCCTCTCGGGGCTGTTCCTTGGCGCTTTTCGGGTTCGTGCTGCCGACGCCCTGACTCTTGATGTAGGCCAAGAGGTTCGGGAAATCCTCCTTCTTGCCGTCGTTCTGGAAGTATTGCGCCGTCAGTGACAGCGCGGGCAGGTCGTAGATGTGGCCAACAAAGGGGGCCGTATCCACATCCCGATCCGTGAGGCCGATTAGGAAGTCGCGGAAATCGACGTTGTCGATCACCGCCCTGTTGTCCGAATCCACAATTCGCTCGACCGTGTGGACGGCAAATTGAAGTTGATCCGGCTCCTGGGCGTAGGTCGGGAGCATCGTAAACCCATCCCGGGCCAAGATGAACTGCACCGTGCCGTTCTCGTCCTTGTTCCGAATCCACTGGTCGGAGCGGAAAATGTAATCGCCGTCCTTGGCAAAGATCGGCTTGCCCTTGTCCACCACGACTTCGGCATCCGTTTCGTAATAGTCAGGACGGCGGAGCCATGAGGTCTTGGTGATGCCCTCGCCGCGCCGGAACGCTTGCGCCGTGGCGATGTTGAGCACTTCGACGGCATCCGCCCGGTCAACCACCCACCGCGCCCATCCCTCAACGACCGGGGCAATCTCGGCATCGTTGTTGCCGAGCGGCGTCGGGGCGATTCCGAACCATGGATCGGACCCGAAAAAGTAGCCTTGCGCCTTCGCTTCCAACTGCTGAATCTGACGCCGCGTGATCGGGATGTGATCGTTCGAGTGATCCCACAAGCCCGGATAGAGCATCGGACGCCAGTCCATTTCTAGGCTGTAGATCAGGTCGAACAGCTTGCGTTGACCCATGTGGGTCCGCACCGCGAGCTTCGCTTGCTGATTTGCCGGGGCGTTTGGGTCGGTCAGAAATCCCGTGGCGTGCGCGTGATCGCGGCCAAGCTCATTTTCGCATCGGAGCTTTTCCGCGATGCAATGCTCCACAAGGCGCTTTTCCAATCGTCGGCCGTCCGGGTGCTCCTGAAGTCGGCGTTTCAGAACGGAATCGAAGACGGCGACCGGCTTGTCATAACCCGGCTCCGGTTCCGGGGTGCCGTCATGCTTTTTTATGAAGCCTTCGAGTTCGTTCATGCGGGCATTGTATGGGTGTTCCGTGAATAGCGAAACTTTGGGCTTGACACCACGCGCAACCATCGCAAACCGAGCCCTCAAGTTACCCGTGCGAGCCCGCGCGAAAGGGTCATGATGGCGGCATGTCATTACTCGAACAGGCTGGGCTCACGTCCGCCGCCGATACGACTGAGACGGCCGTCCTTGATGGGACGGATACCCAATCCCTGGCAACGGCTGACGGAGCCGGGGATGTTGTGACCTATGATGACCCCGAACTTGCCGAACTCGCGGCGCTTCTGGCTCCGAAACCAAAGACCGAGGGCGACGCCCCGGTTGAGTCCACGGAACTAGCGCAAGCCGAAGAGGAGGAAGAGGAACCCGGAGAAGTCAAGCCTGAGCCTGGAACGCGCCGGATGCGAATCCCGCGCGATGACGTGTGGGAAATGTCCCTCACAATCACCCGGGAGCTGGCGAAGACTGGAGTCAAGATCAGCCCGAGCGAAGCCGAAACGAGAGCCAAAGCTGCGCTTGGCATCGTTGACGCTCCGAAGCCTGAGCCAACCGCCGCGCAACCCGAGAAGCCTGCGATTGACGGACTGCCCGAAGGAATTCACGACCTCGCCTCACTTGAGGCCCGGATCGAAGTCCTTCAGGCCGAAGCCGATGCAGCCCTTGATCGTGCGGTGGAGGAGTTCGACGACGAAGCCAAGGCGGAAGCCAAGGCCAAGGCCGCCGAAATCAAGGCACTGACCAAACTCGTCCCCAAGTTCCAATCTGCCAAAGCGGCGGATGAAAAGGCTTATTGGGATGAGTTCGACAAGCACGAAGCGGAGGCTCACGCGATCTACCCCGAGCTGAAGGACGAGACTCACCCGGCCCATGACCGAGTGAAGGAAATCCTCGACGGATGGTCCGCGACTGGAGACCCTCGGCTTGCCCGTGCGGATCTCGCCAAGGTCGTGGCTAATCTCGTCGCCGCTGAACTCGGCCTGACTCCGGCCCGCCGCGAAAGAGCGGCCAGCACTGAACGACCCGTCACAACATCCCCGTCCCCGGTAGCCAAGCCGCCAACCGGTCGAGGTTCCTCGACCACAACCGCCCTGGCGGCCAAGACATCGGCGTCCGCACTGCTCGAACAACTCGCAGCTTTCGGACTGTAACCCGTGGAATTGGCCGTTTGAGCAAACTCAACGACTAACTCAAACACAATAACACACTAAGAAAATGGCTACTAATCCTGCACTTGTTGGAACGGATGCGATCACGACCCTGCTCTCTTCGCCGAACTACGGCGAAGCTGTGCGGACCGGGGCGGAATCGGAAGTCCGCAAAATCTGGGACAAGGTGATTCGCTACGGCGAGCGCTCTAAAAATTGGACTATGGGAATGGAGGGCACTTCCGAGGATTCTATGATCCTTTCGAAGACCGACACTTCCAAAGGCAACGGTCAAACCTTGCGCATCACGACCTCCACCGGTCACGCAAACGTCCCCGTCACGGGCGACAATGCGTTCGACGACGCGAACAAGTTCGACCGTCGTTTGCTGAACGGCTTCGACGTGACGGTTGATTGGGTTCGCTTTGGCTACTCTGAAACCGCCCGGATGGGTGAGTTGATGGGTCTCCGGGCCGAACTCATGAACCCATCCGCTGTCCAACGCCTCGGCGAACAGGCCGCTGATTGGATGGTCGAAGACATGGGGATGACCTTCATCCTTGGGACCAATGCCACCGGGACGTTCTTCGCGGGCGGCAAGTCCAGCTTCGATCAGCTCACCCTGAACGACAGCGTTGGTATCAACGACATCATCAACCTTTCCTCTTTGCTCCGCCTCACCGGGACTCCCCCGGCCAAGGTCGGCAAGGATGGGATGGGCAACCCGATCAACAAGTATATGTATGCGTTTCCTTCCACTGCGTTGGTTCCGCTGCGCAAGGAGTTGATCGCCAACGGTGTCCACCAGAATGCCGACGTGCGCGGCGATGCCAACGTGATCTACGCTGGCGGGTTGCACGAGTTGGACGGAAACATCATCCGCTCGCGTGACATCGTCAATGCCGCGAACCATGGCGCGATCGGGTGCGAACAGTCCCCCGTTGCGTTCCTGGGCAAGGCCCTCACCTCCGGCCTGACCGGCGGCAACCGCTACATCTACGGTGGCTATCGTTCGGCCCTGGCCGACCTCAGCAAATACACCAAGCCGTTGCGCTGGTTCCCGGGCTACAGCTACACCTTCGCGTCGGGCAAAGGCCCTCGCGGTGGCGCGGCCTATAACCCGGCGGCTCCGGACGCAGGCACCCCTCAGGATGCTCCTCGGTATGTCGTCATCGAGAACCTGAGCGGCGCGGATCGCGGCAAGTGGGGCATGTATCGCATCGCGTCTCACAACGCGGACGGCTACATGGTCCATGACGTGGCGCTGGCCAACGGAACCAACTGCGGCAACGTGGTTTGGTCCTCGGCCAACAACACCTCGACCCACCCCGAAGGTTCGTTCATCTGCCCGGTGACGGCCAACGGCGTTCCCTACGGCTTCGGCTACGCGATGGGCTCCACGGCCATCATTCGCGGACGCGGGATGTATACCAACCATTACACCAACGAGCTGCGTGACCTGGGAATGGTCAACTGCTCGGCGGTGTCCTCGGTCTACGGTCACCAGATCGCGTATGACTTCATCGACCGTCAGGTCGGATTCGCGGTGATGGTCACCGCCATCAACCACGTTGGCCTGAGCTTCTGTAGCGGAAGGAAGCCGACCTTGGCCGCGTAATCAATCGGTCACTCGAACCTCAACTGGCGTCGCCCTGGAAACGGGGCGGCGCTTTTTGTTGGACAACGCAGACATTCAAGGCATCCTGATTGCCGATGGCGAAGGCGAAAACGGAATGGCGGTATTTAGTCTACCTGAACCACGTCAAGAGTTTGCGCCCTGGTGACAAGGATGAAATCAAGTCACCGTCAGGGATGCACCCCCAGGATTGGTTTCGGTGGGACTACGCCCGCAACCTCATGGTCTATCAGGGGCGCGGGTTGACGTTCTCCGAATACACCGACCTTCTCAACGATCCGGCGCGTCAGGACCGTCTAGTGCAAACCGGGTGCGGCGTGCCTGCCAAGACCCCGCGTTGGTTCATCTCCGTGCTACCGGTTGAGGTCGAGATCGACGTCCTAGCCGAGAAGACGCTGGACCGCAAGCAGCTCAAGGCTACCCCGGAGCTTTCCGCATGATCCCAATTCAAGACAAGGTCCGCGCCGCGTTGTTGGCTCACGAGGAGATCGAACGCGAGGCGGGCTTAGGTTCGTTTTTCGACTGGTTGGCCAAAGAACACCAGCGCCAGGTTGATGAGCATGTCGCAGCGGACGGAACGCTTCCGATGGTGATCCATCACCAAGCAGGCACCTTGGAACACCGGGCCGTGTTGGCCATGCAAGGAAAGACTCATGACCGAAAGCCCGACTGAAGCCCTCAACGCGGGACTCTCCGCATTCGCCGACAACCTCCCGAAAGGCACCGAAGCCGTCGCGGGTTTCTTCTTTGTCGCCGACGGCAAGGAGATCAAGCTGGTTCACGCGGTGCGCAACCACCGAGACAAGGTCAAGGATGACGTGATGAAAGACCGCATCCTCACGGCTTTGGATGAGTTCCTTCGGGACAAGCGCAAGGAGTGGTCAGGGGCAAAAGTGGTGATTGAGGGGTGACACCGCGCAAAACCACGCACAACAGTTTGACTTTGCCGAAAATCAGGGAACCTGAAAGGCATGTCACAACTTCTGTCACTATCTCGCCCGAAGTCGGATCAAACCTACCGGGCCAACCACAACGAACTTGCCATCAGGTTCAACGCATCGGATCAACTTGTCGTAGTTGACGACCAAGGAACGGTTCTTCAGACGCTCTCGCCGAATGAAGAATGCATCTACACGCCGACGATCTCCAGCCAGGGGACCACGGCGACCCCGAGCCGGATCAAGATCGCCTGCACCAAGCCTGACGGCACTGCGTTCTCCGCTGCCAATCACCAGATTCGTGCCCGGGTCTGCAACTCTGGAACCCGCGCGTTGAGCACAAACGCGACGATTGCCGTTGCCAACGCAACCACCGAACTGGAGGACATCTCGACCACGGACAAGGATCTCGTGATTCAGGAGGCTGGAACGGCTGCACTGACGACCGCCCTCAGCGGGTCAAACAACGATCTCGTCTATACGGCAAAACAGTCCGGACTTGGCGGAAACGACATCTCCGTGCGCTACGTGAACCCTGGGACCGCGTCAGCCACGCTCTCTGTTTCGGTTGCATCCAAGGCAATCACCGTCAACCTAGCCACCGGGGCCGGGACCGCTCAGGTTGAGACCGCTGCCGTTACCAGCGCTGCCGGACCCACCGAAAGCGACACTCTGCAAATCCTTGTGACGTCGGCCCTGTTCACGGCACCCGAAGCGGTGCAATGCGCATTGCTTGATGCTGACGCCGATGCGGCGGCGGTGGCAACCAAGATCCGCGCCGCGCTCACTGCCGACACCGTGATCAACACGCATTTCACCGTGGGCGGCACTTCCGCCAACGTCGTTTTGACGGCGCGGGTTGCGGCGGCCAACGACAGCACCCTCAACGTCGAATGGTATGGTGTTTCCGGCGTCACCGATCTGGAAGCATCGACCAACACGACGGCGGGAGTCGCTCCGGCGATCACCTCGACCGCCACTCTGGTCAAGGCTGGCATCGACGCATCTACCGCCGCAGCGGCTCTGGTGACGGTCGCAAACGCTTCCGGGAACGACGGCACCGGAGTCGTGACCGCCCTAGCCGCGACCAATCTCGCGGGAGGCGCAACCGGTGACGTGTTCTGGCTTGACTTGACCGACGCCACGGCCGAAACCGTGACTCTCCGCCTTGGCCCTCCAACATTCGGCGGCGGCGGGTTTGTGGGCGACTACAGCGCGAGCCTGAACGTCACCCACGTGGTGCCATGATTTGACGGAGAGTGACCGAAATTAGGGCCTAGCCGGGTGGCTAGGCCCTTTTGCGTTATTTCTTGGCGCTCTCGCGAAGTTCTTCCACTCGCGCATTGAAGGATTCCATGACTTTCGTCATCTGCGCCTCGATCTTCTGCACCCCGGCCTTGTTGCCTTTCTCAACCTGCGCTCGCTTCATCTTGCGGAGATCGCCAATTCTGTTGGCCGCCTCGTTTGCAGCCGAAATCAAGCGAGTTTCCGGGTGGGCTTTCACGTATTCCCCGATCGGTTCACCGTTCTCGCGACGGCCTTTGATTTCGCGTTCGTGCCCGTTCATCTCCGTGATGTTGTCGTAGAACTTGCCCGACACGCCGGACGGCCCGCCGACCTCGCCGTAGAATCGACCGAGGAGCGGCACCTTGTAGGCCGGGAGGTCTTCGCCGGTCACCATGGATCGGCCGGTTTGCTCGAACTTCAGAACTTCTCGACCCACGCCGCCCGTTGCTTGGCCGATCAAGTAATCGATCTGGTCGGGCGTCGGGCTGATCTTGCCGGGGCGATACTTGGATCCGCCCGAGGAAAGGTTCATGAACTCCGCCAGGGTCTTCGAGAATTCGCTCGCCGTGTCCTTGGTCCGAGTGTAACCGGGCGATGGATCAAGATTGTTGAAGTCCTCACGGGCGATTGGCTTCCCGGTGTAGTCCCGGTTTTCGCCAAGGGCCACCATCGGGTCCATAAAGGTCGGCGTCAGGGTCTGTGCGCTGAATCCAGCATGTCCGATCGGGTTGAATGCGTCCAAGAACGAACTCACGATCTGGCCGAGCTTGCCGCTCCAATCTTCGCCGCCTCCCATCACCCATTCAGTGACGACTCGGGAGAAGTTTGGGATGACGTGCAAGCCCAACGGCAGTGGGATCGTGACGTATTTCTTGTTCGGCAACGGAATGATGATGTTGCGTTCCCGGACAAACTCCGGCGGGTCGTCGTCATCGTAGCCAGCCGCCGCAAGGCCGATCGCTTGCGCCACCCCGAGGAGCAACCCGCCCGCGATGATCTTCTTTCCGGCCGGGCTCTTGAGGGTTTGCGCCAACCGGGCCGAACCTTGCATGGAAGCGTTGAAGAACGCATAGAGCGCCCCGACCTGGACGGCGATTTGCCCCTTGCGGTTGAAATTCACCGTCAGGTCCTTGGCGATGTTGGCCGCGTTGGCATTAGTCAAGCCTTTGCCCTTTGCTGCCGCGTAGGCGGACAAGCGGACAGCGTTTTCCATGGCCTCGTTGTAATCGCTGAGCAGGTCAAACAACGGGGCCGCAACGCTCTTGCGGGCCGCTTCCAATGGCATCTTGAGAATCCCGCCCGCCGTGAAGACTTTTCCGATCCCTGAGTCAGCCCACCGCGAGGGATCGATCATCGACTTGAGAGCTTCGCCTCGGTCGGCGGACGTGGCGTAAACGTCCCTGTATCCGGTCTGGCCGCCCTCGTTTTGGAACTCTTCCCAGAGCTTCGCCCATTTGCCGTTGCCGGAGGGCTTGCCCTTGCGAGTCTTGCGCAGGTCGCCATAGATCCCGAACAATGCCGGGGCGATGTTGGAAAACACGGCCCGTTTGCGGTCGGCAATCTCCGTGCTTTCAAGGTTCATGATTGCGCCCTCGGCGTCCCGGGTCAGGTTGACCACCCCGAAGATCGGGTTGTATTGCGTGTTCACCGCGCTGAAATAGCGCGTGACCTTGCTGATATTCCCCAGCACCCATCCGAGTTGGTCGGAGTCCAAGTTCTTCATGGCCGACACCATCCGTTGTGAGCGTGCGTTGTTGGCGTTGAAGAACACGTATCGGTCTTTGCCGAGAATACGGACCGCGAGGACGTTCGGGCTGGTCCGCGCCATCGTGTTGATCCGGTATTCGACCAAGCCGGTGGACTTGTTGACGACCGCTTGGCGCGGCTCGGCCATGATCGAATCGGCGAGAGCGGGATCAAGACCCATGGCCATCAGTTCGTTGCCCAGCGCAACCGGATCTTTCACGGCATCCGGGTTCACCGCGAGCCAGAACTTCGGGTTCGGCGCGGTCAGAGCCAGCCCGTAAATCGCCTTGCCGACTTCGGCCTTGTTCGCCTTGACGATGGCCTTCTCGCGTTGGATGGCAATGTTGGCGAGCACGTCAACAACGGGGCGAGTGGATCCCGTGGCGCGCTTGCTGGAGCTTCCCTTGACCGAGAATCCTTGGCCAGTGCCGGACCCGCTGCCGGTAGTCGAGAACTCCAACTCCTCACGCATGAGAGGGATGTATTGCGAATAGGCTCCCTCCCATGCCTGAATCGTTCCCCGTGTTTCCAAGCCGGTAGCAACCAACATCCGGCGCGTGCCTTTGGTGATCGCGTCAACGCGGGCGGCGAGTGCCTGGAAATCGGCGCGTTTGGCCGGGTCAAGGCCGAGCAGGTAAGCTTGAGCGTCGGCGGTTGTAATGCCGGACCCGGGGCCTTGAAACGTTGGATTGATCCGGGCGATCTGATCGTTACGCTCCTCGGCGTGGCGGTTGTGGAGGAACTCCTCGAATTCCTCAACGCCCACACCTCGCTTGGCCATGTCGTCCATAAGCGGACGCAGTTCGTCTTGCAGGAAGTCTTTGGTTTGCTTGCTGGTCTTCCCATGGAATAGGGTTTCCTGGCGGTATGGGTTCACGTCGTCGTCCAGGGCACCGATCTGGCTTTCAATCGCGGACTGAATCCGCTTCGTGTCCACCTGCTTGTCCTGCATCGCATAGATGACGTTGTCCATCTTGGACTCTGGCGGGACATCCCACACGATGTTGATAGGATCGCCAAATTGATTCGTGGCGATGTCCGGCGCTGCTGCGCTGGCAAAAAGCATTCCCGGCACTTCCTCGCGCAACCCGCTCGGGAACAGCGCCTCGCCTCCGGTGCGCGGCCTGGATGGCTGGCGTTCGCCTGTTTGCTTGGCGTCCTGCTTGTCCTCAGTGACCGGCGGACGCGGCTTCAGGGTAATCCGCACCGTCTCGTTGATGGCGTTGCGCTCGCCCGGGGCGATCAACCAGTCGATCCCGTCCATCTCCGGCCTGGCGAATGCGGCGGGGTTGAGTTGCGCGGCGCGGTCCACGAGTGCTTGCGCTTCGGGGAACTTTTGCAACGTGGATTCGTAGATCGAAACCGTGCCTTTCCCGGACACTGGATTCTTGGCAAGCCACTTGCCAAAGTCCTGCATCCGACGGCCGCGAAGGCTCATCTTGACCATCATCGCCTCCGCTTCGCTGAGTGAGGTCGGGATCAACTCCGTGAGGTCCGCAATCGTCCGCGCGGCGTCGGCCTTGATGAAGAACGAGGCCGCCATGGCTCCGGCGGTGGTCTTGAGGAAATTGCGGCGGGTGGTGCCCTCCGGGACTGCGCCGGACGCCTTGAGGATGTCGGAGGATTCGCCTGCGCTCATCTGCGGGCCGGAAGCGCCAAACATCACGATCGCGTCCTCGGGGGCAATGTTCTCGGAACTGTAGGGCGCAACCGCTTTGCGCTGCTCCGGTGTCAGATCCATCCGGTCTTGCACGTCGCGTGCTTCGATTTCACCTGCCACCCGAAGATACAAATCAAACCGCTCGTCTTCGGTCATTCTTGTCGTGACCTGACGCAGATCCCGTAACGCCTGAGTCAATGCGGCTGTCTGGCCAAGGTTTGCCTCGTATTGCGCTTCTAGATCCGCCATCGCCTGCACATATTCTGGCGACTTGCGGACAGACTGCCAATCAGGCGACTGCATCGATTGCTCATTCAGGGCGCGAATCTTGCTGTTGATTTCAATCGCCTTCTGGTTCAGTTCGTTTCGCTTATTTCGGCCCAATTTTTCCAATCGGGCAAATTCTTGCTCGGGATATTGCGACGATCCTCCTCGCGCAAATCCCTCCCGCTCTTGAATCCAATGTTGAACCTCATGTATCAACGTGCGTATTGCACTCTGGTTCAACATTTTCGCCGCGCCAACCGACTCTGTGGAGGACAATGCGGCGTATCGGCCAATGGTGATCTCGTTGGCCGTCGGGTTGAACGAGCCGCCATCAGTTCCTTTGAATGCCACGGTAATGCTTTCCGCATCAGGATAGGCGCGGAACAGCTCTGGATGATCCAGCAAGGCTCCAAGCCGGACCTTGGCGTTGCGTCCCGCCGCCTCTGACACGTAGGTTTGTCCGTCAACAACCCTCCATTTGGCCGCGTCGTCCGGGATCTCGAACCGCAACTTGCCGTCATACTTTCCTGGGAACCAACCTGTCACCGCGCGGATCTCCTCGCTCGACTTGCCCGCCGCCGCCATCGCCCTCGCGGACTCCAACGAGTCACGCATGAAAGCAGGGGTGTTTGCCGACGCTCCCGCGTAGCTGTATCGGATGTCGTCGCTCGCAGGGTTGAAGCGCTCGTCTAAGTTGACTCCTGTGAATGGATCAGCCAGTTTGATCTGTGACGGGTCAATCACGATCAGGGATTTTGTGTTGCCCGTCGCCAAACTTTCACCTGGCTCAATCTGCGTGATCGAATCGAATCCGGCGTTGCGGAGAGCGGCAACGAAATCATCGTCATCAACAAGGCTTTGCGTTGTTTCGTAAGTGTCCGCCTTTTCTTCGCCGGTCAAGATCGAACGCACGGAATCCCATACCGTGATCGGGTCGAAATCTAGGTCGATGCCGTTGCGTTGAAGGAACCGCATGAACGCTGTTTGGGTTGATTTGACGCCAAGTCGGTCAAGTCGGAGCGGGTTTTTGGCTGCGATGAAGGTTTCATAGACTTGGCCATCGTCGCCGTGGAACTGCTTGGCGAACGCTTCCGCAAATCGCTTCTCTGTGGCGAAGAATGTCGGCGTGCTGAATTCTTTAATCCCCTTTGCGCCGCCATGCCATCCCTTTTCGGTGAATCCAGCATCCCGGGCGGCTTTGCGGGTGATGCGCTGAGCTTCGCGGGTCTCGGCCTCGGTGATCGTTCCGGCGTTGAATTTTGCTTCAAGCTCCGTGTGACGTGCGGCGTCCTTTGACATCCCGCCGGGCTTGCTGCTGTATCGGGCATCTCCGTTCATCGGGCCGCCCTTAAAGTCCCGAAGTCCTGAGGCGAAGATGTCCCACGCTTGCGCCTTGGCTTCGGCTGGGGTAAGCGCCACCCCGAACAGCTTCTTGACGGCGCGGGTCACGAGGTTGACCAGTCGCTCCCATGCGGTGCGCGTGTCAGGCCCCGACTTCGCGATCATGTTTTCGAACGCAAGAACGGCCCGTTCTTCGGATGCGTATTCACCCATGGGTCCGTCGTAAAAGTCGCGGATGATCTCATCGACCCGGGCGCGTTCTGCGTCGGTCAGGAGTTCCGTGAATCGGTCGAACGCCTTGCGGGCTCCCGGTTTTCTCCACACGTAATGCCCGATCTCGTGGGCGACAGTCAACGGAGCTTGGCGAGCTTGATTCCTTGCGGCGTTGACGAGGATCTCGTTGCCTTGGATCAATCCAAACCACGTCTCGTTTGGGAGATCGACGACGCGGACGCCGGACGGGATGCTGCCGCCGAAGCGGTTTTTCAAGGCTTCACGGACAGCCTTGACGTTGCTTCGGAGGAGAGGGGCCGGGGCGGCGCTGTATCGGATGTCGTCGGACAATGGAGGTTTCGAAAACGTGCGACCGTTTGAGTATTTGTTGAGCCACTCATCACCAAGCAGGTTTTCCAAGTGCTCCAACTCCTTCAAAAGCGCACTGCGCATTTCTGGGGAAGCATTCGGGTCGTTGTTGTATTTGGCCGCCAGGATGTCGTATTGACTGCCAAAATCGTCGCCTGCAAGGGCAATGGTGTATTCGCGCGAAATAGCCTTTTGGAACTTAGGCCCCCACACAGGGCCGCTGCCTGAATCAGAATCTGATCCGCGATTTGCAAGCGGAGTAGCCGCGCTAGCCTTCAGAATCACCGGCTCCTCATCGTCTGCATTCCGGTAGACCCGGTCACCATCCGGCCCTCGAACGATCCCGATGAAATCCCCCGTGTTCCGTAGGTCAGTGGCGTCAACCGTGCCCCCAAACATCCCCGAGAGGTCGATGGTTCCTTGCCGGATCCCTTCCTGACCTCCCGAGGTCACCACAATCTGCGAGGCTTGCGTCATCTCCGGCATCGCCAACGCCCAGGCGCGGGAGCGAACGGGGATCTGCACGGGCGCCATCGCCTCGCCGTCAACGTCTCGGACCATCACCGTCGCCCCGGTGCGTCCTTCGGGGACTCGGCCCACGAACATGGGAACAACTTCTTGATCTCCGGGCTCGCCGATCATCGCCAGCGCATCGCCGTAGATACCCTGCCATGTCAGGATCGCGTCACGGTGGACGACGCCAATCATCGCGCCCATGTCGGGGATGTCCGCCAAAGCAACGGTGCGGGGCGGCTCCTCGCTGGGGGTTTCCATCTTGCGGCGGACCTCGGCGATTTTCTGCGCGATCTTGCCGCCCACCTTGCCGCGCTTGCGTTCTTTTGGTGGGGTCGGGACCGGGGTTCCGGTGACGATGCCCAGGGTGTCGCGAACCGTCGCGTCGATCCTGCGTTGGCGTTCGCGTTGGTATCGGTTCGGTTGCTCGGGGGTGGCGCCCGAAGCGCGGAGGATGTCATCGCTTTGTGGAGACCATCCAAATTCAAAAATGGAATTACCCTCCGTGAACAGCTCTCCAGCCTTTACGGTTCTTTCGATGATGTCAGCGCCATCGTCAAACCGCTCGCCGTGCATCACTGCGTATTCCCGGCTCGGGGTAACCCAGTCGCCAGGATTGATTTCGGACGCCACACCTTTTGGGGCCGCCCTGTAGACCTTCACTGGTGCATCTGGCTTTCCGCGCATCGCAACGATGATGCGATGCATCTTCCGGTCCATCGCCGGATCATAGGTGTCACCGTAGTAGCGTGGGCCGTTCGGGCCGTAGAGATCATCGGGATACGTGCGATCCATCGCATCCAATGAACCTTCTCCGTATTTTCCTGTTGGCGCCTTGTGAACTCCACGGTATTCACCATCCCCGGACGGCACGGCGCCCGAGGCTTTGAGGATGTCGCCGCCAGCGGTGCGATTCGCCAAAAACATCGCCAGTTCATTGAGTCCGCTCGCTACGCTTTGAGGGTCACTGTAATTGACAATAATCGCCTTATCGACAAGCCCGAACTCCATCTCACGGAATTGCGAGACAGGGTGATCCCGGAAGGAGATTCGCGCATCGCCGTCTTCGATGTAAATCGACCCCGTTGATGCGATGACCGGGGTGATGAAAAAACCATCGCTTCCGATGACGCCCTCACTCATCTCGCGCTTCACCATTCGGCGAACATTGAACTCATTGTCTGAGTCTTGCTTTAATCCGCGCTCCTCACGCTCTGTCTCTTCGATGGCGCGAAGTGCGTCGTCCAGTGATTCGTAGAAATTGCCATCATAGTCGTCACGGCTTGCGACCAGCCATGAATCCTTCGTCACACCGTTCCGCTTCGTCCAAAGCCGGGTGAGGCTGGCCCCGGATTCATCCGCGCCCGCAACCTTATATTCCTCTTGGATTTCCACCGCATCGCCGTTTTCATCTTTATCCGTCACCTCTTCACCGAGGGGCTCCGCCGAAATAACGACATCGCGATTTGATCCGATCCTCGGCTTCAACACATCGGCGATGAGTTCATCAAACTGACGACTGACCGGGCCAACACTCATCTGTGTCCCGCCCGATCCAAACATCACGATCGCGTCCTCGGGTGCGATGTTCTCCTGCGGCACAGCGCCCGAAGCCTTCAGGATCTCATTCGTGGTCGAGGGCGATACGCTGGCAATTGCCTTGCGTGTGGCCGCGTCCGTCACGTCGATGCCCTCCGCACGCACCAGCAACGCGATGCGCTTGGCGTGGTCTCCAATCAACTGCCTGGCGTCCTCGGCGTTGTTTACGCCGTTGATGCCCTGCATTCGGTTTGTGCCGGTGAACAGGCGGATGCCGCCAATCGTCTTGCTCCCTGTCGGTGGGAGCAGCAGCCAGTAGTCCTTGGTTGAAAGGTATTCCCGGGCCATGCTCTCGCCGTTGGTGCACCACGAGTCAGGGCTGAGCGCCATCAGGGACTTGATGTGGTCCGGCGGCACATCCGTGATTTCCTCAATCGTGAGCGTTTCGAGTTCAGCTTCAATCGCCGAAGATCGTGCGTCATTCTTCGCTTCCTGCTTAGACGGGAACGTGTCGTCAATCCTGAATCGGTCATACATGTTTGGCCGATGCACCCATTGGCCTTTGTATTCCGCGACGTATTCCTCTGCATCTTCGCGAGTCTCGAAAACCTTGACGACCTCGGTCATGTCTGGATCGGCGGATGATTCCACCGCAAACCCGATGTAGTCTTCATCGTATTTGGACAACGGGTAATCGTTGATGATTTCCAAAAGGCTTGACGCCTCAACGATTTCGATGTCGCTAAAATCAAGGTATCCCTCAATTGCGTCCTTGGCAGCATTCTCGGCATCAACACGGGTCGCCGCTTTGATGGTGCTCCCATCCTCAAACGTAACCATGACAGCGGATTGAGGCGATCCTCCTCCGGCTGCACCGCCCGGCACAAACACCCACCGATGTCCCTCACCCGCCTTGATCGTGCGCAAGCCCTTCGTGGCCGACCTCGCCCTTTCTTCGTCGTAGAGAAAGAGAGGGTCGCCCGCTTCGCCGGAGCGGATCAGATCAAGGGTGGATTCGAGGATCTCCGGGGAGAGTTCGCGGGGGCGTCCGAGTCCGTAGTTGACGCGGGAGCCCATGCTGTGTTCAAGGATGTCCCAGGCAAGGTTTTGCGAATAAGCGTCGGTGATCTGCGGGATGACCCCGGTTCCGCCTTGCCCGTCGCGCATCGCCTCTTCGACCGATTCAAACAACCCGCTCTCACCGTTGGCAAAGACTACATCGACGCCGCCGTCAGGGTTTGGCTCAGACGACACGATGGGGTTACTCCACGTCTCAGAAAGTGTCTTTGCCCACGACTCCGCCGCCTCTCTCCGGGGGCGGTTGACGTTCTCCTCCACCCACGCGGACCAGCCTTTACCGCGACGATCCGCGATGAATGATTCCGTCACGGCGCGTAAGGTTTGGTCTTCCATCTTCGCCGCCACCCGGGCCAACCACTCAAAATCCGCTAGCTTTCGGGGCTGAGTCAGGCCGTTTTGACGGAGCCATTCGGACAGAGACTCTGGGATCTCAAGGACCTCGGTTGACGGTGTATCAAGCAATTCCAGCGTAGCCTTCCCTTCCGCCAGTCCATACTTGACCTGCTTCTCCGCAGCCTTGCGGATCACCGGCTCAAGCCTGCGGATGGACTCCGGATCAACCTGGAACCTGTTCGCGGAACGTCGCGCAAACTCCGCTTCGGCGAATGCGTCAAGGTCCGCCCGGGTCTTCACCTCCTGCGTGTTGATCTTCCCGCGACGCCGGTTCAGGTAGGCGAAAGCGAACGGGTCAGATTCCTGAGTGACTCCGAAGCGGCGGGCCATCGCTGCCGGGACCGCAGCGGACGCCATGAGGAGTTCGTTTTCGGGTGGCGTTACCGGGTCGGCTTGCGGCGGGGTGAAGGATTGCTCGGACGGGGTGGTCAGTTCCCCGGAACGTGCGATCCCTTGTCGAACTCCAGATCGTACGCTTCCCTTAGCGTCAGCTTTCTTTCCATCAGCTTTTCCAGATACGGAAGGCTTTCCTGAAGGGCGCGGACCACTTCCGGCGTCAAATCGAGCCCACTCAGGGTGTCGGATTCCGAGGCCGATGATTTGTTGGCGGGTGGATTCGGCATCAGTAGAATTTGCCCACATTTGTGTGACTTGTCCAACGAAAGCTTTGGAGCGTTTCAAGTCGTCGGTAAAGAGTCCACGGACTGCCTCCCAAGTGACCGACTGCATTTGGCGCGGCATAATCCCACGTTCTTCGGCGGCCTGCCGGTAAGCTTCGTGGAACATCCAGTAAATCCCGGAGTTCCCGCCGCCAGCGACACCGGCATCACCGAAACTCAACCCGACCAAGTATCCTTTGTTGCCCATAGGATACAGCGCCGACGCGTTGACTGCGTGCGTGTCGATCGTGGCATCGCCAGCAGGGCTGTTCGGGGCGATGATGTTGTTGTAGAAATTGCGGATTTTATGCTCTCCTCCGAGTGTCGCCGAGATGTTTTCCGGCGACCCGTCATAGGCAACGGAAAGTCCCTTGAGGATAAACACGTCAGCCTGCCACACCATGGTCTTGGTGCTGCCGTCGAGGTTCCGGCGCAATCCGAGGTTCTCTCCTTCTGGGGAAAGGACTTGGTGCTCCAGGCCGTGGAAGTGCTGAGAGAGGAGTCGGGTCGCTACTGCAGCGAGGCGTTTGTCCACTGGATCACCGGATGCCCACAGGTCGTTGATGGAACGACCTTCTAGTAGTTTGAACTCCTTGCGCCGCTTGGCTGCGTCTTGCGCCGAATCAAGCATGCCGCGCATCGTCTTGCTGAACTGCTTTCGCGTGATTACGACGTCACGGTGATTGGCAAAAACATCCGCCATTCTCTGCGCCATAGCGACATTCTGGAACCAATCTTTCATTGGCGACAGCACCGCCATGATCCCAGCAGCTTGCTCGTTCGTGATGCCGTTATCAGACGCAATCGACTCTGCGATCAGTCGCGCCCCATCATACCAATGCGTTGACCGCACGGTCAGGTTGTGACCCAACGTGTCGAACGCGTCGTAGAGGGCGAGGATGTTGCCCTTAAAGAAGTCAATCAGGACATCGCGCCGAGTTTCCGGGTCGGTGCTTTCCATCAGATAGGACGGCAAAGGAACGTCATCAACGAAGTGCGTGACCTTTGGCATTTGCTTCGCCAGACCTGCAGCATCCACGGAGTGAATACCGTCGTTGGTGTCGCGGGTTGTCGGCTTGACCTTGCCTTGCCATGCGGTGCCAACTCGACTGAAATCGTGCCTGCCGCTCGGGCGACTGATCGGGGTGTTTGCATTGAGAGTCGGCGCCGCCCCGGATGCGTTGAGAGTCTCGTTCTGCCCGTCGTCCTTTGGCTTCGTCGCGGGCTTTGATCCCGTGGCCGCCTCGGTCTTCAGGTTGCGCAAAGCTTGCGCAGTGGCCTCCGCCATAGCCTCCAACTCCGCCTTGAGTTCCGGGTTCGCATCCCCGAGTTGCTTGATCGCCAGCTTGAGCCACTTGCGCAGCTCGCGGAGGATCCTGCGCACCATTGAGGTCGCCTCCGCATTGCCGATCACCGCCTCGCTGATCTGCCCCGCGAACTCCGCATCCTCAACCATCATGCGGATCATTTCCGCCCCGAGAACGAAGTCGGAGGCCCCTGCCGCTTCGGCCTTCATCGACCGGGACGAGAAATAGGCGTTGCGGACGAGGCGTTGCAACTTCTTGCCCTCGCGGCTGCCCCCAAGGGCGGACCATACTCCTGCAACGTCCGCGTCGGAAAACGCCCCTTCCCGCACCGCGTCCTTCATGGCGTGGTGGATCAACTCGTGACGCACAAGGGTTTCCGCTTGATCGGAAGAGTAAAGCGCCAGCCGGTCACGCTGAATGATGAGTCGCCCGCGAAGGTAGGCCATCGGGGAATCACCCATTTCTTTCCGCTGAGCCTCGGTCGCGTCGCTCACACCGCCCGGAAACACGTCCACCAGCGCCGCCGCCTTCGGGGCGATGCGCTTCACGTAGTCGGTTGGGGCTTCGGCCTGTCCCGCTTGTCCCGTAGATGTCCCGTTTCCTTCGGGCGTTTGTCCCGTTTGTGACCCCTTCGTGTCTCCTTTGGCTTTGGCGTTGAGTTGCGCGACGACTGCCCCGGCTTCTGAGTATGTGCCTACGATCAAGTCAGGCCGGACCTTGGCGATCTCCGCCTTGATCGGTGCGGCTTGATCGGCGTGAGCCTCATTGATCAGGATCGCCCCGAGACCCTCTAGATATTGGCCCTCTAGGTATTGCCCTGGTCGCGCCAAAAGCTGGAACGGTCCGTCACTGTATGCCGAACCGTTCGGCGTCGCTCCTGCGCTGCTTCCGCCCTTCTCGCTGACTAGAGGGGCAGTCTCAAGCATGAGTTCCCCGTTGCTGTATGGCTTGATCCTCGACGGGTCTAGCCCGTTGGTGATCATGTTGAGCAGATCAGCCAATCCTCCAGACAACGTCCCAGCCTTTGCCATCCCGTGGGCTTGGATGTCATGACCTCCATTGGCCCGAGCCTCGTCAAATCCACGCCTCGCGGATTCGTTTACGTTCGCGCCATCAAACCATTCGTCGTGACGTTCGGTTCGGTGCTGCTGATCCCACGCCGCCACTTCAGCCGGAACCCGATACGATCCCTTGTCAAAGGATGCCCTGCTTTGTGGACTTTGAGTTGCCCCCTTTGATGGATTGGCGAGTGCTTTGATTTGGGCTAAGGTGAGCCCTGGGAGTTTTGCGCGAACTTCTGCGGGGGTCGAACCGCTTTGCAACATAGCCACCGCTTCAATCTCCGCCGGACTTTGCGCGCCCCCTTTGTTTGAAGATGCAGGAACTTGTGCGGAAGTGCCTGCGGTTTCAGTGATCGGCGTGTTCGTCGGGATCGTGACTCCGGCATCTTGGAATAGGACGACACGCGCAGCCCGGCCTAGCCGTTGCTCCGATGGAAGACTCACGGTCTGCCCGTCCGGCATCGTCGCCGTGTAGGTAAATCCCGGTTGCCCCGCCTCTCCACCCGGAGAGACGGGGACTTCGGGTTGTGTTGTGCCCTGCGGTGCCATGCCTCCGCCGGATTGTTTTGCGCCCTTGGCCGCCTTCGCGTCTTCGCGGGCCTGAGCTTGTTGGGTGGCTTCCACCTCACCCATCGGGTTGATCGCCTTCAGCGCCGCGCCCATGCCCATGTCAGGCATGACGACATCCGCCCGTTCGATGGCTAGGTCGGAAACGATCTGCGTGCCTCCGGGGCCTTCGATGATTGCCTTTTTTGATTTGTCGGCAAACGGAGCGTTGACGACGTCCAGTTCGTCCTTGGTCAGTTGACCTCCGCCAAGCACTTTTGCGAGACCGCGCACGTAGCCAGCGTTCTGCTGTTGCGTCACGATGTCAGCCTCGGCTTGTGCGTCGCCCACATCCTGGGCCGCGAAGAGCGCACGGTCAAACTGCTCGGGGTCGGTCGCCGTGTGGATGTCAACCATCGCTTTCGCCCGTTCTTGCGCCCGCGCCGTCCCTTGTTGAATCGCTTCCGTAACCGGAGCCAGCACGTCGCTATGGCGGTTTTGCTGTTGCGCCCCAGTGGTGAGTAGGTTGGCGGTGGCGAAATCCTTGGCCGCAGCCTGCGAAGGATCTCCGAAGTCTTTTACCAGCGCCTCGTATTGGGCTGGGTCAATCCCGGCGTGCGCCGCGAGAGCTTCAGGAGTCGTGACGGTTGCGGCGTTCTGCCATGCAGCCTGAATTTTGCCTTGCGGCGTCGCGGTGTTGACGGGTTCGGAACTCAACGCCCCGCCAATGGCACCTACACTGCCACCCATAATTCCGCCCATTGCCGTGGCGTTGATGATGTCGCGCCGTCCCTCGGCGTCGATCGGGTTTTGACCGGCTCCGACACGTTCCAAGACGGTCTGCAACGCCTCGGTTCCGCCTTCCATGGCAACGCCTTCCGCTGCGCCGGTAGCTGCGCGAACCGCCCGGCCTGTTACGCCCTTCGGCATTTTCTTGCCTCCAAGGAGATCCAAGCCGAATTTGTCCGCCACGGATTCCAGACCGCCCGCCGCGATGCCGGTTCCCCATACTCGCGCCAGCTCCCAGCCGGTGAGTTCACGGCCCTCCTCCTTGGCCCTCTTGGCGGCCTCGCCGTAGATCGCGCCCAACTCCATCCCGAGGGCGTTGGTGAGGATTGCGGTATTCGATCCGATCGCTTTCGCGGCGGCCTGTGTCAGCGTTGCAGTTTGAGCAAGGGCTTTGACTTCCGACTTCGCCGCCGTTTTGCCGAGCTGCTTGAGGGCCATCTTTTCGGCCTGACCAGCAATGGCCTCAGCCATGAACTTGCGGATGCCGGTCTTCACCGCACCTTTGGCGAACGCGCCGCCGAGGGCTCCACCAACCGCACCGACAGCCGTCCCGCCCCCAGGTTCCACCGCCGTCCCGGCCGCGCCACCGATCGCCCCACCCGCCGCAGACACAGCAATCGTTTCAAGGATCTGGCCGATGCCGTAGCCGACGGCGTATTCCAGGAAGTTTGCCATCGCGCCAAGATTGCCCTTGCTCGCCTTCGACCATGCCACCGTGACGTCGTCGTCTTCCCGGCTGATAGGAGCCATGCCTTGCTCGGCATCGAGGTATCCACGAAAACCCCAGTTGCGGAGCGTCTCCCCTTTGCCGACCGTCTTTTCCAGGGTGTCGCCGATCAAAGCCGCGACGCCAAAGCCAAGCTGTGGGAGTTGGCGGGTTGAGACTTCTGCGCCTCGAACCACGTCGCCCACAATCGGTGCCCGCTTGAGTTGCGCGAACCATCCCTTTTCTTCGACCGGTTCAGGCTTTGGCTTGAACGTCGCCGTGTCTACGTTGGCAAGATACAGGGCCGCCGCATCATCGTAGCCAAGGGCCGGAGCGATCTTCGACAACTTGCCGGATGCCATCAGTTTCGCCGCCGCTTCCTCCGGGGTCTTCGCGTCCTTTTCAGCCGCCGCAAACGCCTCTGCAACCAAAGGGCTAAGCCTTTCTTGCGTGGCGTCGTCCAGTTGCGTGTCGATGGCCGACATCGCCGCCGCAACCGCGTCGTTGGCTTCCTCTGGCAACATTTGATCGTTGGCCAGCTTCGAAATCACGTCGCGCTGCGTGGCCTGAAACTCCGCCAGTTGATTGGCGCGACGCTCCTGAATTCGCGAAGCGATCACGCCCTCATCGCTTAGGTCTTCCGCTTCAGGAACGGCGGGCGATGCGTTCAGCGGTTCCAATCCAGGGGATTGAATTTCAGCCGGGGCGTTTCCCGGCGCGGGCTTCCCCGGTGTTGGGGCTTCCAGCGGGGTGTTTGAGAACGGCGTTGTGGCCGGTGGATTCGCGGGAACGTCCTTCGGCATCTTGCGCTCCAGCAACGCTTGCTGAATCGCGTCCTCGTCACGGATCGCGCCGTAGGTCCGGGCGAATCGATTGGTTGCAAGATCGATCGCGTTGCGGGATTCCACCTTGATCGCGTCCCGCTTCATCTTGGCCTCGCGGTATTGGTCGGAGGTCATCGGGCCGGAAACGGCGGTCTCGAACTCCTCATCGGCGGCCAGGATTCGGGCTTGATGTTCGGCGGTCGTCTGATCGACTTGCGCCTTGGCGGCCTCAGCTTTGGCGGACAGCTCCGCACGTTTCGCGGCGAGTTCCTGAATCTCGCGCTCTTGGCGCACTCGGTTTGCCTCGGCCACCACGGCGGAATTGGCCTTGTCGGCGCCGCCCTTGAACGAAAACGCCTTGTCGTCGGCGGCCTGAGCGGCTTGCGCGGCTACGTCCCGGGCTTGCTTGGTCGCCTGGACATACGCCTTGTCGGTGTCAGCGAGGCTTTCGATCGACTGCGGGTCTTCAGGATCAACTCCCAAATCCTTGCCGACTTGCTTCAGAATCGCGTCTGGCTCCTTGGCCATCCGCTTCGCGGCCTCGGCGTTGTAATCCAGTTCCCGAGACTTCGCGGCGCGTTGATTTGCAATGAGCTGTTGACGCTCACGATCCTGTTCGGCGGCGATCTTTTCCGCATCAGCCCGAACCTTTTCGGGATCTTGCGGGACCACAAATGCAGGCTTGATCCGGGTCTCGCCGGTCGAATCCTGCCAGGTATCTTCCCCGGACAACATCGCCTGTTGCTTGGTCCGATCGTTGCGGGCTCCAAGGTCCGCCGCTTCTTGGTCCCGGCGTTGACGTTCGGCCAAAATCGCATCCTGGCGGGCCTTGCGATCAGCGGCGGCGCGTTGCTGTTGGATGGTGTCGCGAATCCACGAGCCGGTCTTTTCGGTGCGCTGGCGGTCGGCGGCGATCTTCTCCGTTTCCTGTCGCAGATCGGTGTTGACGGGAATGGTTCCGTTTTGAAGGCCGGAACGGACGCGGTCGAAGGGGGATGCCATGGCGGATTAGCGGGGAGAGTTGGCGGCTAGAGCTTTCGGGGCAGCGGTGCGGACCGGTGATGTGTAAAGCGGCGAGGCGTTGAATGCGCCAGCGACGCGCTTGGTTGCCCCGGCGCGTCCGCCGGTTCGGGCAACTTGCGTGAACTCTGTGGGAGTCCGTGGCTTGCCCATCACCTTTTGCACCATGCTGTCAACAGTCGGCGGCGCGGGCGCATCCCTCCCGACTCGTGAGCTGGGTGGTCGCGCTGCGATTTGCGGAGCCGGGGCGGATTGCGCCGCCTTGTATTCCGGGGAATCAATGAAAGATGTCGGCTTGTATTCGCTTTGAGCGAACGGCCCACCCTTGTATGCGCGATCCGCTTCGCGCTTTGCAAACGTCTTCGCGGCATTACGAACCGCTTGCGTCGGTTCAGGCAAGGCGGGAGCCTTAACGTCAGTTCGCGGGGCTGGCACTGTGGCGCGAGCGTTGGCGAACATCGACGCGACCTCGCTTTCTGCTTTGGCGGTGGCGGCATTTTTGTCAAACGTCGGGAGCTTTGGGCCTTGCACCGGCCCGTCACCCATTACATTCGTTGCCGCTTTGGCGGGCGGACCCAATACTGCAATATTGCGATCGGCACGAGTGGCGGTTTTGGTTTGCGGCTCCGACCCTGATCCGTTGTAGGTCGATTGCGGACCAATCACGCCCATCGCCATCGCGGTCTGAGCCCGTTCGCGGAAGGTCGATGCGGCGTTTTTGCCCTCCCATGACGGTGGAGCTGCGGGCCGATCAGCGGGCAATAATGGCGAGGCATTCAGCGGACCAGCGCCCTGCACGCCGGAAACGCTCCCAAGTCCTCGCGCACCTTGAATCCCGCCCGTGCTTTGCTGACGCGCTCCATTGAGTCCGGATGGCCCGTCTTGAGCAACCGCGCCTTGCACTGGTCCGGTGCTCTGCGGGCGCGCACCCATAGGTTTCTCCAACTCTGCCCGTGTTTTAGGTGTGCCTGGCTGGCTATAGGAAGGTCCAGCATTCACTTCGGCGGGACCGCTGGAAGTGCCACCAGATTGACCAAGCCCCGTCACCGCGATCCGGTTCCGCGCATCCGCAGCCTTGGCCCGGATGTCCATTTGCGATTGAGAGAGCGGAGTGTTCTGGCGTTGCTCCCACGAAGCCCGCCCCTCGTCACCCATTTCCCGATACTGTTTGTCGAGGATCGCCATGGCCTCGAACTTAGTCTTGCCCTTGAACCGGCCCTCGTTGTATTTGGCGCCGCCGCCGCGTTTCCCGCTCAACGTCCGGGACGCTCCGCCGATTGCCGAGGCGACATAGGCGTCGTAGCCGTTCAGCTCAGGGGCAGTGGCTGCCGCGTAGTCGTCTTTTGTAACCCCTTCGGCAGCTTGGTTCGCCTTGGCCTTTTCCAACGAGGCGTTTCCGCCAAGATCAACGACAGGTTTCTTGCCCGTCTTCCGGTCCATGTAGTCTGCCGCGAATCCCATCCCGCACCTTAGCGCGTGCGCGAGAGGGCGGGAGGCAGAACCGCGCGGAGTGTCGCCGATGGTGCTTGAAGGTGGCGACTACGCGCCGACCCAGTTTCGTCCTTGACTGATATTCCCAATCATCGCCCTGGATACGCCGAACATCTTTGCGATGACGGAATGTGTGTAAGTTTCTTCTGCGAGAAGCCTTTTTATTTCGATGACTTGCGCTTTATTCAACTTCAACACATTCTTGCCGGACTCAACGATGTCTCTGCGGTTGTCTTTATCAGTCCCCCAATAAAGATGATTTGGGTTAACGCATCCCAGATGCCCGTTGTGGCACTTATGCAAAGCTCTCGGCTTGGATGGGTCTGGAGGGCAGGCACCGGCAAGGACTGCGCGGTGGGCGTATCTGTAGAGAATCCCATTGACCGTCACAATGCACTGCCCGTAGCCTTTAGGGTTGCGAAAATACGGCCAAACAACGCACTCATCACCCTGGTAGTCTTTCATGCTTTCGATGAACTCCACGTTGTTGCGCCGTGAAAAGTCTGCATTTACATCGCCGTGGTTTCGAACTCGCGTGTAGTGGGCAACGCAATGCCCGTGCGCAAAGTGTGGCTTTCCGCATCCTTCAATGGTGCATTTAGGACGCTTTCTGCGCTCACCTTTTAGTGGATCGCCATGGCGAATGAATCTGGTGTAATGTCGGCAACAATACACCCCTGCGTGTCGTTTTGCCTCACACCCTTCAACTGCACATCCTTCCGGTTTAATTGCACCCATGAAGAGGATTGTCCACCCTCTTACCAGCTAGCGCAAGCAATAGTTGAGTAGTTGATGGACCATATCTCACAATGTCCTCGGCTAGCGATCTAAGTTCCTCCTCAGTATAAAGGCTTCCGGCGGGGCGAATGGCGCGGGGCGTGTCTTTGGCGTCGTTGGGTTCGTTCAGGTTCATCCCGAACTCTAACATTACACCCCCACTGGTCCGCAACCGGAATTTGCAAATTTGAGACTACCGCTTAAGCTGACGCATGGCAGACGTTGAACTTCGCGCAAACCTAATGACGCGGCTCGTGGAACTCAAGGAATGGGCCGAGGTCGTCACGATGGCAAACGAGCGCATCGCGGAGCTGGACCGCATGATCGTTGACGCATCCGTCAAAGGTGGGGACATGGCCGAGGCGGTCAAAAACGGTCAACGCCGCGATGAGTTGACAGCGTTTCTGCGGCGCGTCCGAGAGGCTCGCACCGTAAAGGCTCCGAAGGGTCAACCCTCGGAGGCTGGTCCTTTCAAGGTTTGATCGGGCGGGAAAATCGTCTTTGTGACCACAAACCCATCGCCCCGCGCTTTCAGGACACGAAGCTGAGCCGGGCCGTAGTGCGCCCAAAGCTTGAATCGAATCCGAAACCCCTCGGTTTCAAACCCTTTGACTTCCTCGTAGATGACGACGCCACCCTCAAGGTAACGGAAGTCGGGTTTGTAACCGATTTGGGCGGCACTCAAATAGGTCTGAGGCTGGAATTCCAGATCAGTGATCTCACCTGCCAGCTCCAGAAGCCGGAGCATGTTGCCGCGCCGCATTTCCGCTTTGGAATCAAAGGTGCGATCCAGTAGGCTGGATTTGGCGCGGACGGCACCGAACTTGTTGCGGGTGATTCCGGTGCGCTTCATTGCGGCAGGCCTTCCTCGTCATCGACCAGAAACCATTTCCGGTCCCGGATCGTCAGAACCCCGTCGGCCACTAGGTTTCCCATGCGGTCGTCTACGTATCTGCGAATGGCGGGCGGCTCGCTTGTGGGATGCAGCTCGCATACGTAGACGTGGACTTGATGCCGGGTGAGTCCGCCCTCGCCCATGTCGCGGAAGCAGGCGAGAACCGCGCATGAAACCCGGGCGGGTGCTGCGCTGCGTCCAGGTGTTCCTCGGGGGAGGTGGCGCGTCCATTCGGCGGGGTGCTTGGGCTTCTTCATGACCTTGTCGATGGTGATTCAATCCGCGCAGACCAAAACTCGTGATTCTCGCCCGCGTAGTGTCGGCCTGAAAATCCGCATCCGACCCATTCACCGAACTCCGGTTGGCTCGGATTCGGAGCCCAGAGGACAGTCCATTCTTCGAGCGGGTCTGATTTGTCGCGCATCCAGTAGTATCCGGGGTCGGCGGGACGTTCTGCGGTCCATTTGGCGGCGGACGCAACCGCAATGATCTCCACGATGTCGGAAGGCATGATGTCATGGTCCGCAAGCCGTCCGTCGTCACGATACCAGCAAAGAGCGGTCGGGATCTGCACCCAGTGATTGCGTCCCGGATGCGTGCGGTTTTCGGCATGTTCAAGGTAGGTGCCGATTTCACCGCATCGGGTGCGGAGCGTGGTGCCCGGCTTGCAGGTTCGTAGGTCGATGGTGCTCATGAGTGAATTTTCCGCGCCAGTCGATCGCCCTTGCCCACTTGGCATCCAAAGCCTCGCGCCAGCTCATGCCACATTTGACTCACCGGCGAGAAAACCAAGTCGCCTTCTTTGGCGGTTTCGCCTTCAAGTAGGCCTCGATAATACGGCGGAGGCTCGGTCTGTCCTGAAAACCATGGTCGCGCCGCATTGTCTGGAATCGCGGCATCCTCAACCGTCGTAACATGAGCCCGCAGCGTGTTTGAAGCGTTGATCGCCCCCTCAAGCTCAATCGCGTCATCTAGGGACAGGTCCGCCGTGAGGTCGAGCACGGGGCGACCAAAGGATTGGATGTGAATTCGGGTTTTCATAGTCGCTCAGGAGATTCTCGCGAGCGCCTCTTGCATGGCTCGTTCGGTTCTTCGGTCGTATCTGGCCGTGGGCGATGGGTTTTTGTGGCCTGCGATTCGATCAACGACTTCCATTACTTGGTCCACCGTGATGGAGAAAAACTCGACCCCTTTGGTGAGGCTGCCGCTGTAATTCCTTGTGACTCCAGTCACGGGCGTGTGGAATCGACCAAAGTGCCCGTGAATCATTTGCTCCGCTCTAGATGCGCAGGTCACAGGAATCGACGTGATCACCCGCGCATCAACGCCAAAATGCCTTTGAACCCATTGCGCTCGCGCATTGACTGCACCTCGGGTGCGGCCGATTTTGATAAGGCCATTACTGCACTCCAGAAAATAGATGCGCCCTTCATTTTCTTTGCGCAAGCAAACGTGAATTGATGGCAAAAAACGGCGCTCAAACTGTCGGCGCTCATCCTCAAGAGCGACAGGTTCTGGATATGGCACTTGAGATATGACCTTGTCCTTGGTCATAGGGAAAAACGGTGACGTTTCAATTTCACGAATAGTGCGCAGATACCCTACAAACCGTTTTTGGAGCAAGGGGAACCCAAGACACCAACCGCCATCAGGATTCAATAGAACAGAAGGCTCCACCCTGAGTGGATTCAAAGCTTTGCGCAGCGATTTGCAATCGATCCTGTCCATGCGCCACAAAACTCTCACGGTTTTTTCCTGAGCTAAATTCTTTCTGCATCTACATCACCATTTTCAGCAGAAAGGTGAGTCTTTCAGAGCGTAAACGTGATGGTTCACGGAAAGTATTGCTGTTATGGTTAAAATAGAGAAGGGAATTGCCTACTCCTCACGCATCGCGGCGATGACGGAATCGTCGCGGAGGTGGTGCAAATACTTCTCCGTCGTCGCGATGTTGGAGTGACCGAGACCGCGCGAGACATCCATGGTGTCGGTCCCCTTGCGCTTCATGCGGACGGCCCCAGAATGTCGGAACCCGTGGGCGTGTAGGCGTTTGCCCAGATCAATCTTGGCGGCGATCCGGGGGAGCTTGTGCCGGAAGTGGGACGGATGAAGCGGTTTGCCGTAGAGCGAGCAGAACATCGGGTCCATCTTGGTCGCCGGGAGAGTCTTGCGCACGTCAAGCCAAGCCCCAACGCAATCAAGGGCCGACGGGGGGAGTCCGACCGTTCGAGGTTTGTCTCCTTTTCCGTGAAGAACGCGAAGCTCTCCGGTCTTCAGGTCCAAATCCGCGACCCGGAGTTGAAGGCACTCGCGAACCCGGAGCATTCCGCGCCACATGACCATGACGGCGGCCCGGTCACGGATGCCGGTTTTCGTTCGGCGCGACATGGCCGCGAGAATCAACTCCATCTCGTCGTCCGTGTAGAAGACGGAATCACGCTTTTGCTCCTTGGAGGGGGAACTCATCGGGCAATGTATCACGAAAAGCCAAAAGCACCACGGCGCATTTTGGCGGATTTGCTAATTTCCCTTATCTACCCCGCCCGCAAAACCGGCACGCATCCCATCGCTCAAAGATCGGACGCCACACACGACCTGAGTCACCGCAGACCGTACATGAGGGGCAGGCGTCTTTTTCGGGGTTCAGAATCTCCTCTAGGCACGCCGCCACAGTGCCTTCGGTAATTCCTGTGAGTTTCAACAGACCTCGTATGCCTTTTGGGCAAAGGAGCCCGTCGAGCAAGTATTGAGCCGAGTAGTGCGCCTTCATTGATACGTGAGGCGGCAAGGTGTGAATTGCGTTTGTCTCGCTCATCGCTGGTCTTTTCCGTAGGCTGACAAATCAGGGCGCGGTGAAATCGGGCGGCGGAACAACCAGCCCGATGGAGTCTCGGCGGGAACTTCGGCGCCCAAAACCGGGCCAACGACCCGCTGCCAGACCGCATCGCTTTCGTGCCGAAACTCATCGCCATAACGCACGCGACCGCTAATGACCGGCTCGTATTCTTGTCGCGTCTCACTCACGGCTCCTCCTTCCGTTGATCCGCGACCTCTTCGTCATCGTCCTCAAAATCCATCGTCAAGACACGAACCTCCCGAGCCGCTTCGCGATACTCAACCAAATGCCAGATTTCGCG